GCCAGCCGTATCTCCAGGAGGGTGAATCTGAGGCGATTCAGGCTGATCTACCTGAGTTTGGGCGTACTGAGCCACGATTAGAAACTGTGGGTGTTAATTCTGATTCTTATGGGCCTGCTGTGGCATCTTTTGCTAGTAGGGTTTTAGGTGTCGAGCTGTTTCCCTGGCAGGTGGTGGCATTATCGGGCCAGCTGGCGTGTGCTCCTGGGCATAGTCCTGAGACTGGTACAGAATTACAGTTCCGTGAGTCGCTAATAACGTCAGGTCGCCAGGCTGGAAAATCTAAAGCGTTACTAGCCCTGGGTATTTGGTGGGTAACAGAGTTTGCTATTAGGCGTGGCACAGCTCAGAGCGTGGTGGTCACTGCTAACCGTTTGGATAGGGCCAGCGCTCTGGTGCGTGAAATGGCGCTCATACTTGAGGCTAAATTTGGTGCCAAATGTTTTTGGAGTTATGGCCGTGAGTCGATCAATATGCCAGATGGGAGCACCATCAAATGTGTGGCTGCCACAGGTCAAAATCATGGCCTGTCAGTAGATTTACTTTTGGCTGATGAGATCTGGGATTTGGATGCCAATGCCATTGGTGCCCTAAAACCAAGCATGATCGCCAGGCGCTCACCCTTATTCAGCCAGTGGAGCACGGCAGGTGATGAATCCTCAGTAGTGATGCAGCAGCTCAGGAGCCAGGCCATCACAGCTATAGATAGCGGTAAGCCAGGGAAATTGTATTTTGCTGAGTGGTCGCCACCATCAGGGGTAAATTTGGAGGATAGGCAGTGGTGGGCTTATGCAAACCCCAGCCTGGGTAGAACCATTACCTGGGATGCTTTAGAGGCTGCATTTGCCTCACCTGACAGGGCACAGTTTTTGCGTGCCCACCTAAATGTTTGGGTGAGCGCTGCACAGTCCTGGCTACCGTTTGGGATGTGGGCAGAACGCCTAGCTATAGAACCCATGCCAGCTGGTGGCGTGATCGCTATCGATTCCAGCCTAGATGGCTCCACCTACTGTGGGGTGCGTGCAGCTAATGGCACATTTGGCCCTATCTGTACCGTTGAGTTTGTAGTGCAAACTGAGGCAGAGGCATGGGCTGAGGTAAACAGGGTGATGCAAAACCCACTGATAACCCTGGCGGTAACACCATCACTGGAAATTCACACACCACCAGATTTAAGGAGGAGAATGCAAATAGTGGGCTATGGGGAACTACTCAAATTCACCAGCCTGGTAAGAAATATGATAGTTGAGAATCGACTAACGCACACTGGCGAGATTTCGCTATCAGAACAAATCAATAGGGCAGTCATGGGCAAACAGGCTGATGGCATGGCGCTCAGCTCTAAAAAATCACCTGGCCCTATTGAGTTAGCCAGATGTTTAGTGTGGGCCTCAGCGCTCGCCAGTAAACCTAAACAGACTGCTAAACCAGCGTTTGCAGCCAGGTGAGTGGCATGAAAAACATGAGTAGGAGATAATACAGCGTGGCCATATTTAAGAAAACTCAACTAGCACCAGATACAGAGCCAGCGGTACGTGCAGCTATAGGCGGTGGCGGTAGTTCCATTGGAGCGTTTTACCAATACACAGTAGGGCCAGCTGTCACCAGAGCGCTGAGCGTTCCCACAGTCTCAAGAGCTAGAGACCTGATCGCATCTATGATCGGCTGCCTAGATTTACGCTCCTACACACTCCAGTGGAATGGCGAAAAGTATGAGAAAATTTTTGTACCTGGAGAGTCATGGTTTTCGCATCCTGACCCCAGAGTTACTAGAAACTTTATTATGGCTAACACTTTTAGTGACCTGTTTTTCTATGGGCGTGCCACATGGGCGATTACTGGCCGTTATGCCAATGGGATGCCAGCCAGTTTTACCTGGCTACCAATGGGGAGCACCAGCTTTAGTGATGCCACAGGCCCCCAATGGTTTGGGCCTAGTAACGCTGTACTGTTTGCTGGGCAACCAGTAAAAACTGAGGACACTGTACAATTTCTCTCACCTATCAATGGGCTGTTATTTCAGGGTGCACGTGCAGTTGATATAGCCATCCGTTTAGATGATTCAGCTAGGCGATTTGCCACACAGGAAACTGGCGCTGGTTATCTCCAGCAAAAGGGTGGCGAGCCTATGACAGGTACAGAACTGGGTGAGCTAGCACAGGCGTGGAGTGCTGCACGAAACGTAAACGCCATAGGTGCACTAAATGAGTTTGTAACATTTGTGCCATTTGATGGCACCCCAGACAAAATGCAGCTCATAGAATCCCGCCAGCACGCTGCAGTCGAATTATCCCGTGTGGCAAACATTCCAGCGTATTTAGTGAACGCTCCAGCAGGTACAGGTATGACTTATTTGAATGCGGTTCAGGCTCGCCAGGATTTGTTCCTATTTGGGGCTAAGCCATTCATTTCGTGCATGGAGGAAACGCTGAGCATGGATAATGTTCTCCCTAGAGGTCGCCATGTGGAATTTGATTTAGATGACTATTTAGGCGTTACCGATATGGCAGAAATTATGAATGAACCATCAGCCAATGAGCGAGAGAGTGAAACTATCTAATGATTTTTTTTGAAAATCGTGAACTAAAAATAGAATGTGCCACAGAAATGAACAGTGATAACAGCCGTACCATTATGGGCCAGGCTGTGCCATATAACGTGACCACTACAGATTCACTGGGCCAAAAAGTAATGTTTAAGAGAGGCAGCATTCCAGCAGATGGCCGTGCACCTAAGCTGATCGCATCCCATGACCAGTCAAAAATTTTGGGGTTAGTAACAGAGAGATACCCCCAGGAGGATGGGATGTATTTTCAGGCCAAACTGGCTGATACAGCTGATGGCCGTGACTACATGCAGCTTATGAGCATGGGCGCTATAGATGCTGTAAGCATTGGCTGTATGCCCACAAAATATAAATATGATAATAATGGGGTGATGATAGTGGAATCCGCTAGCTGGTCAGAATTAAGTTTGGTGGCAGTTCCAGCATTCGACTCAGCCAGAATATCTAGCGTGCAAATGTCAGAACCAGAGCAAGAATTAGAACCAGAACTACCAGCAGAGGAAACAGAACCCATGAGTGAATCACCAGCAGTCGAACTGGCCAGCCCAGCGATTATTCCCACTACCCCTATTTACGCCACAGTAAAACGTGAGTTTGCTATGCCCAGCATGGGTGAGTACATCTGTAAGTTTGTGGCTGGCGGTGCAGAGTTTGCAGAATTCTCAGCAAACATTCGTGCAGCAGCTCCTGATGTAACTACCAGTGATCTTGATGGTGTTCTACCGATTCCAGTGGTCTCTCCTGTCTATAACAACTTTTTGGGCATCAGGCCTACAGTGGATGGCACTGGTGGCCCTAAAGCTATGCCACAAGGCGGTAAGGTTTTTATTCGGCCAAAAGTTACCACCAATGTTAGCCAGGGTGTAGTCACCCAGGGTTCTACCATTACCGCTGGTACTTTTGTGGTTGATGACATCCAGGTGACTAAGGCCATCTATGGTGGCTATGTCGAATTGAGTGAGGCCAGCATTGACTGGTCAAGCCCTGAGGTTCTCAATGCCCTGTTAGATGACATGGGCCGTATCTATGCTGACACCACAGATAATGTGGCTGCAGATGCTTTAGTAGCTGGCACCACTAACACTAATAACTTTACCTCAGCAGATATTGCTGACCCAGAGGCATGGGCAACGTGGATTTACACAGCTAGCGCTGACATCCTCACAGCATCTAACGGTAACCTACCTGACACGCTTTTCTTAGCACCAAACCGCTGGCAGTCTTTAGGTTTACTAGTCGATACAACAGGTCGCCCACTGTTTCCAGTGGCAGGCCCTATGAACGCATTTGGAATGATGCAGCCAGGAATGACTGCAGGTAATGCGTTTGGTTTGCGTGTTGTAGTAGATCGCAATTTTGCTAGCGGTACGCTCCTAATTGGTAACGCCACCAGCAGTGCATTTGAGTGCTGGGAGACTGCTAAGGGTGCTGTAGCGATTGAGAACCCATCACTACTGGCCAGAACTATTGCATGGCGTGGCTATTTCGCTGCTGTCATGATTGATGACACCAAATTCATTAAGGCTGCATTCGTCTGATAGGCGGTACTAATGAGCGCTTTTAGCGTTACGCATTCAATGCGTATAGGTGATTTTTGTGTAGTGCAAACCTTAGAGGAAACTGATATAGCTGTCGGGCAATCATTTACTCTGGCAGGTGTAGGGGATGGCATGGATGGCTCACAGGTGCTGTTAGCCGTTCCCCTATATCTGTTTACTGGCATCACTAATGAGGGTGATTTCACATTCGACTATGACCAGCTCATACCAGAACAGTTATTGTTCCGTGACGCTGGCACAGATGTGGCACGTCACTATTTAGACCCATTCGGTACGCTCACCTATACCCAAACCTGCACCTGGATTACCTCAGCTGACTGCTTAGTATTTTTGGGCATAGACCCAGCTACAGCCAATGACACTGCCTACCTAGCCATGTGTGTTAATGCAGCTAACCAGTGGGTGCTCAGAAAACGGCAAGAGGCAGGATATTTTGACCAGTCACTAAGCGTGGCCCCTAGTGCAGATATAGAACTGGGAACCATTATTTATGCGTGCATGAATTATAGAGAACGTGGCAGTATCGATTCCTACCAGGTATTTGATTCTGGCGGTGCAGCTCCAGTTTTAAGCATGGGCAGAGTTATGCAGTTAATTGGCTGTAATCGTAGCCAGGTGGCGTAATGCCAGCCAGCGGTATTTTTGCTACATCCATCACAAAAATTAAAGACACCATCACAGCGTTAGGTTTAGTGGCCGTCACTGACCCACGAAACGCTAGACCACTAACGTGCCTCATAGAAATGCCCACCTATACACAGTTCACTAACCAGGTAGCTGATATTTCTGTAGTGGTTCACATTCTCGCTGGCCCACCATCTAACCAGGACTCTGGCGACTACCTGATGACCACCCTAGATATTTTGATGGATTCAGAGCTGGCCATCACAGGTGGTTCACCCACACTGGTAGTAATCGGTGCACAAGAGTTGCCAGCGTATGACGTAACGATAAGAATAGGCGCACAGCGCTAAAACAGGAGAACCCACATGGCCACTACCGTTTATCTAACTAACCCCACCATTAACATTACACAAGGTGCTACCACCACAGATTTTACTGATAACACCAGTTCAATTACCGCCACATTGGGCTACACCAGTTTGGAAACTACCGCATTCGGTTCTACTGGTTTGTCATACGCTAAAGGCCTTGCTACTAGCGACATCAGTATGACAGTTTTTATGGCTTATGGCGCTGCAGAAATTGAGGCTGCTCTTGCCACTTATGTAGGAACTGGCACCACCACCCTGGTGTTCAGCCCAGCAGGCCTTACAGAGTCTGCCAGTAATCCAGAGTTCACGGTAACTGGGGCTATGTTGGCTGGCTATGATGTCGTGGTTGGTACGGTAAATGAACTTAGTGTAGTTGAGCTAAATTTCACTGGGGGAACCTGGGCACGTGACGTAACCCCATAATTTTAATAATCCTGATACCGACTAAGGAGAAAAATGAAATTACATTTACGTTTAGATTTAGGTGATGGGCCTATAGAGCTAGTCACAAACCTAATGGTCATCATTCTGTGGGAACGCAAATTCAAGCGCAAGGCCTCAGATATGGCTAACGGTATTGGCCTAGAGGATTTAGCTTTTATGGCGTATGAATGCTGCAAAATTTCTAACGTGCCAGTAAAACCCATTTTTGATGATTTCATTAAGTGCATAGTCGATTTAGAGGTAGTCAGTGAGGAAACCGAAAACCCCACCCCAGGGGCAGTTTTAGCAGAGGACTAGCAGAGCTTTTAGTCCACACGCATTACTGGCCCCCAAATATAGAATTTACCCTCAGTGATTACATTACAGTGTTAGATGTAATCAAAAAACAGCAGAGGTAGATCATGGCTAAGACTCCACAAATTGAGGGCGTTAAAGAGGCTGTACGAGCATTACGCAAAATCGACCCTGCAATGCGTAAAACATTTAATGCAAATGTTAAAGCTGTAGTCGAACCTATGACTAGCGCTATGCAGTCAAATTATGATGATGTACGTTTCCCATCTGGTACTAAACGTAAATGGGGCACCCAGGCTGTAGGCGCTAAAGCTAGAAAAATAAACCCATTAACTGCTGCATCTGCTAGGCGTGGCGTAAAGGTCAAGATAGACACAAACCGTAAGAGTGGCGCTGCATTTACTGTGATGCAAACTAACCCAGGTGCAGCCATTTTTGATATGGCTGGCAATGACACAGCATTAGGCCGAGCGTTTACAGTCAAGTTTGGGCGCTCATCTAGCCGTGTCATGTGGCCTAACGCTGAGGTGCATCTACCTGATGTGCGTGAAAACTTAGTGGAGTTAATTAAAGAAATAGAGCAAGATATAAACAGAGAACTACAGAGGCGTGGCTAATGGCTATCAAAATCCCTATTTTTGCAGATTATAACGATAGGGGCGTAAAACAGGCTGAGGCATCATTCAGTAAGTTTGGGCGCTCAGTGGGCACCATAACTAAAAACGCTGCTAAAGCATTTGCCACCATAGGTGTAGCTGCTGCTGCTGGCGCTGTTAAAGCTATCGACATGGCCAGCAATTTGGCAGAATCCCAGAGCAAGGTAGCCCAAATATTTGGGGAATCTGCATCAGGTATAGAGGCGTTTAGTAAAACTGCTGCCACCAGCCTGGGCCTGTCAGAGCAGAACGTACTAGATGCAGCTGGCACGTTTGGCATTTTTGGTAAGGCTGCAGGTTTAGGCGGTAAAGATTTATCTGATTTCAGTAATAACTTTACTACCCTGTCAAGTGACCTAGCGTCATTTAATAACACCAGCCCAGAGGATGCCATAAACGCTATCGGCTCAGCGTTGCGTGGCGAAATGGAACCTATTAGGCGCTATGGCGTGATGCTAGATGATGCTGCCATTAAAGCTGAGGCAATGGCCCAGGGGCTGTACTCAGGTAAAGGTGCTTTAACAGCTGAGGCTAAAACGCTAGCCACTACAGCGCTGATCTACAAAAAAACCAGTGATGCACAGGGCGATTTCGCTAAAACATCTGGGGGCCTGGCTAACCAAACCAAAATAATGAAAGCCCAGCTAACTAATGCAGCCACCACTATCGGTACAGCTCTGTTACCGATAGCAATAAAATTAGCTAGTTTTTTTGCTACTAAGGTGATACCTGCAGTGGAAAAACTTAGTGAGGTGTTTAGCAAAAAGGGTTTAGCTGGCGTGCTGGATTTAGCTAAAGCTCAGCTACCTAAACTGCAGGCTGCTTTTAGCAGTTTGTGGGGATGGATAACTAACGTGGGTGTGCCCAAATTTGTGGCGCTTATGCAGTCACTAGGTAAGGCTCTAGTCGATTGGATAGGGCCACGTATAGGGCCAGCTATAAACAAACTAGGCGAATGGTTAGCAGCTGCAGGTAACTGGATTATCAACACTGGGCTACCGCTACTGGTTGATTACCTCATCAAAATGGGTAACGCTTTAGTCGAATGGATTGAGCCAAGAATACAGCCAGCAATAAAAAAACTGAGCGAATTACTAACAGATTTAGGTATATGGATAGTAACTAAAGGTTTACCCCAGCTGGCGTACCAGGCTGCAAAATTAGGTGGCGCTATGATTGGCTGGGTAGCTAAAGTTTTACCTGACATCATTAAAGGATTAGGTGACGCGATACTTAGAGCTGCAGGCCAGTTAGTGCAGCTAGGCGTGGACATGGGCAAACAGATAGCAAAAGGAATCGTTAAAGGTGTTTCAGAAAATGTGGGTAAGGGCATACTAGGCAACTTTTTTAGTGGCGTTGATGTGGCACCTAACATACCGTTTTTAGCTAATGGAGGTATCGTTTCACGTCCCACACTGGCTGTAATTGGTGAATCAGGCCCAGAGGCTGTAGTACCGCTATCTGGCCGTAACGCTGGCATGGGCATGGGTGTTACTAACTACATCACCATTAACAGTGGCGCTGATCCCCAGGCGGTAGTACGTGCCCTACAAAATTACAATAGGACAGCAGGCCCAGTACCAGTAAACACCAGAGCAAACTGATGGCTAAAACAAACTGGAGTTTCTACAGCCCTAGCACCCTGACATTCACTAGTAAAGTACTCTCAGCCTCATACACCACTGGCCGTGCCACACAGTACGACACATACAGCCCAGGTGGTTTAACTATCACCATAGACAACAGCGCTAACTATGTGGCAAATTTTGATTTAGCAGATTCCATACGCTTAACAGATAATCTAGTAGGCGCTGTATTTGAGCAGTACTTTTGGATTTCTAGTATCGAATTGCATGATGAGGGTAACACTGGCATGGGTTCTACCGCTGTGCTGCACTGCACAGATTTATTAGGCAGGCTAGGCCGCACACAAGTATTTGAACAGGCGCTCACTGGCCAGCCCACATTAGATCAAATTTTTAATGAATTTAACAGCCTGGTACCCAGTAGCAGTTTTATTTTCGCTGTATCACCTGGAGACAGTACAGCTGCAGGTTTAGCCAGTTTCACTGGCACAGTGTTAGATCGAATAAATCTAAACATGGCCACAGAGCAAGGGTTACTAGTGCAGTTCTCCACTGACCTATACCTATTTGCTAGATCAGATTTGGCTAGCAGTTTCAGTGCTTTAACTTTTGATAGGACTACATCAGGTACCTACCAGATTGGCTATAGCAGTTTGCAGCGCTCAGGTATAGGTGAAAACTATATTAATGCATTCACTGTCACCCCAACAGTGGCGACACCACAGAACGCCATAAACACTGTAGGCCAGAGCACATACGGTATTTACACTGGGGAGCTGGCCACTGTCGATAACACCACAGCACAGGCTTTAAGTTTGGCCCAATGGATGACGTACAGCAGGAGCGACCCAGCAGATTTAAGTTTTACTATTACATTTAATGATCTAACCAACGACATGACAGGGTTTTATCAGGAGCTAAGTACACAAAATTTTGGGGTGACTGTCAAATATAAGGTACCTGGAGGCAGTACCACCATCACTGATTACCAACTGATACAAGGGTGGGGCATGGAGATGACCCCAGAGCAAACTACATTTACTGTATTCACCAGCCCACTAACTTTTTATAACTATTTCACATTAGATTCTGCCACTAACGGCATCCTAGGTGGTGCAGCAGTTACCTATAATGAGGCCACCATTACCTACAATGAGGGCACCTTTATTTATAATGAGAGTAGTTCTGTGGCTGGCAGTAGATTAGGCTTTTAATATGGCGACTAGTTTCCCTACCAGTATCGATGCTTTTACAAACCCCACAGGTGCTGACCCACTAACCAGCCCTGATCATGCTGGACAACACTCAGATATTAATGATGCTGTAGAGGCCATAGAAACACAGATAGGCACCACTGCTGCACCTGTTCTGGCTAGGCTCGCTAGCCCAACATTTACTGGCATACCTGCTGCACCTACAGCAGCGGTAGCCACCAATACGACACAGCTAGCCACTACAGCGTTCGTTATCGCTAACGCTGGTGGCTCAATTCCAAAAGCTCAACGAGCTAGCACTATGAGTATCCCAGGCGTTGCTATTTCTGCAGATGCTGGGGGCCAGACTGTAGCCTCACTAGCTGTTATCTATAACCCTGTAGTGGTTACCAGTTCTATAACCATTTCTAGCCTGAGTGTGCAGTGTGATGGTGCAGGTGCAGCTGGCAGCCAAGCAAGACTTAGTATTTATAACGCTAACAGTTCCTGGGTGCCTACTACTTTAGTTTTAGATGCTGGCACAGTGAATTTAACCTCTACAGGTACTAAAACTATTTCCAGCCTGAGCACTACCCTGCCAGCAGGTAACTATTATTTTCGTATTCAAGGCGATAGCACACTAGGTACTAGGCCGACCCTTTACACAGTTAGAGGGTTTCCCATAAACTGGCAGTTTCTAAACGCAACTGGTACCCAAATGTATTTTCAAATTACTGCTACAGCTGCCACCTATGCTGCAGCTGAGGCCACAGTAACTAACCTGCCCACTAATGGCGGTACATCCACAGGCCCATTTCTGCAATTCATGAAAGCTGTTTGGACATGATCGAACATAATCAAACCTGGGATAGTGACGGAAACCTCATCCATGAGGAATATATAGAGGTAACACCACCATCATTAAATGAGCTGGGCGCTGTAGTCACCCTGCTAGTAGTGGTAGGTGTTCTCAGTTTGACTGATGGCGCTAACGCTGTAGGGGTAAAACCTGAGCATTTGATACATGAGGCCCAGGCCTGGGCGGTAGCTGGGATGGTTGAAACGTGACAACACTAGGAAATTTTGTAGTAGGGCAAATTCTTACAGCCTCAGATATGAACATAATCGGCACCTGGTCACCATTTACTGTTACTACTACAGGCTCAGCTAACATGGGTTTTGAGGGTAAAGAGTGTGTAATAAATGATTTGTGTGTATTTGAGATTATTGGTACCGCTACAGGTGCGTGTACTCCACCAGTAACAGTGACACTGCCCCAGTCTATGGCATCCTTAAACGGTGCTGTAGGTTTTCAGGCTGGGTTTTTTGATGATTCAGCTAGTACCTGGTATTACGGCCCTATGCAGCGCTCCAGCGGTACTATCGTGCAAACCAGGGTATGGAATGCCTCAGCTACATACCTCACTGCTACACAAGTAACTAACGTCATCCCATTTACCTGGGCTGCTGGTGATTTGTTTGTTCTATGTGGCTCGTATCGAATGTCATGAATCTCACTAATCCACCTAAAGCGCTTATCTTATTGGTGGCGCTCCTATGCATTACGATTTTATTGGCTGTAAACAAAATCACCCAGGAGGCTGGGCTACCCATGATTAGCGCCATAGTTTTTTACGGTATCGGAAATGGGGTAGCTGCTAAAGGTGGCAAGGATTCACCTAAGATTTTTGGGCCTAAAGAATGACTGAGTACCCTGTCTCACCCATAGTAATGCCATCCGATTTAGCTGGCCAAATGAATGGGCTGATAGCACCTAAACTGCTCAAAAACATTGACACGCCCACCCAGGGTAAAATGCACCATAAGGCTGCTACAGCGTTTAAGTGTTTAGTATTAGCTGCATTTTTTGATGGCATCAGTTTAGATCAGGTGGGTGCCTACCGTACTCTCAGCCAGCAGGCCACTATGTTTAAGCAGCGCTACAGCCTCACCCCACAAGGCCGTAACATCACCAGAAAAATGAATGGGCAAACCTACTATTTACGGGATGGTTTCGCCCCTAGTAGTACCCCTGGGCTATCGAATCATGGCTGGGGGTTAGCTGTGGATATTGCTCACTGCAGTGGTGACAGGCTCACATGGCTACTGGCTAACGCTGGCAAATTTGGGTTTACCTGGGAGGTTAAGAATGGGCCACAGGCTGAGGCATGGCACATACGTTACGTGGCTGGGGATGCTGGCACCAGGGGCATCAGAAACGCTGTACTAGCGTTCCCAGAGCTGGGTGCTTGACATTCACCTACCGATTAGGTCAAATGTTGAGACCTAAGCCGACACTAGGAGTAAGATGAATCCCTACAAAATTCTTATTAGTTCAGCAGCCTTATGGCTGGGAGGTATAGCCTTATTAGGCAGTAGTGGCAGTGACATCCCTCCACCTGTCACTACTGCACCTGTTTATAACACTGTGGATATTCTTAGCCCAGAGCAGGCTGTAGAGCGCTTAGATGCGCTGCAGGTGGTTGAGACCACTACTACAGCCCCAGTACAGATACCGCCAGTGGTAAACGCTGAGGGGCTAAAGTGTGAGCAGTGGCTACCTACAGCTGTGCAGGCTGGCTGGCCTGATGATAGACAGGTGCTCGCCCAGCTGGGTGCAATTCTGTGGCGTGAGAGTAGATGCCAGCCCACAGCCTGTTCACCATCAGATAGCGGTAGGCCGTGTAGAGATTATGGGCTGGTGCAGGGTAACTGGTATGCACACCACAAATGGTGGGATGAGCTAGGCATCACTGCTGAGGATATGTTTGACCCATACACAAATCTACATTGGGCATGGCTGCTATATTCAGGCCGTGAGGCTAAGGGGCAGTGTGGGTGGCAACCCTGGGCGCTCAGCTGTGGCTAGTCGCCCACCCTGGATGGTTTTAGCAGCCTGCATAGGCCATGACACTAACCTATTTTTTCCCCAGCCTGGCACCCATCTGAGGAGTGATATACGTGAGGCTAAAAAGATTTGTGGCACCTGCCCAGTCAAAATGGCCTGCCTAAACTATGCGCTAAACCTAGAGCAAATTAGCCCCAGGAGCTGCCCAGGTATATGGGGTGGCACACATGAGCGCGAGCGGTCGCGCATAATCCACCAAATGTGCCACATGGATGAGGTACCATCAGAATTACAACCTACATAGAGGAGCTAAATCGTGGCCGACACTACAGATTTACAGGCGTTCATTCAGAGCATTCAAGAATTTGAGCGTGAAATAGATTTTATACGCAACAGCCAAAAAATACAGCGTGCAGAAATTAAAGCGCTCCAGGCTGCAGTGTTTGAGATGAGTAGCCACATACCAGACTGGGTGCTCACCTTGTCATCTGAGACAGTCGATATCATTATCACTGCAGCACTAAATGGGCATGGAAAATGAGCGTGCCTACTGAGGCCACGTGCCAGGTGTGCACTGAGCGTGTCACTGGTGAGCAGATCGCATACTACAACCCTAAAAAATGGGTAGTGATGTGTAAGCGCTGTGTAGCTAATCATCCAGTGATGAAAACCAGCATTTATTCTGTGGAGGCACCTACATGGAAATGAATTACACCACAGTAAATGAGCGCCTAATCATGGCGTTAGCCAAATATCCTGATTTGCGTATCCAGGAGCACCCCAGTGAGATCATCACTACTGTGAATGGTGAAACGCTTATTTGTACGGTAACTATTTGGCGTGATGCCACTGATGAGCGCCCAGTGATTAGTAGCGCTGCAGAAATTGTGCCAGGCCGTACGCCATTTACAAAATTTAGTGAGAGAGAAAATGGGTTTACCTCAGCTGTGGGTAGAGGTTTGGGCTATATGGGGTTTGGTATCGATAGGAGTATCGCTAGCGCTGATGAGGTGCAAAACGCTGGGGGCACAGTAAAAAAGCCTGCACAGAATCGCCCCAGTGACGTGCAAAAAAAAGTTATGACCAATAGTGCCACCCAGTTACCTGGTGGTATCACTGATGCCCAGAGGCGTTTTATTAAAGCGTTAGGATGGGCTGGCTTTATGCCTACATCTGCAGCTGAGGCCTCCACACTTATAGAGAACCTTAAAAAACAAAAAGAGGCTACAGCTGAGGAGCCGTTCTGATGTGGCCTAAACAAATTTGGGATGAGTCACTGATCTACAGCTGTAATAAAGATGACCGTGATTTATTAGAGTTTATTTACAGTGAAACTGATTACAGCACGATCTTAAAACCTGCAGCATACAAACTGGCGTTAGAGGCAGAGCTGATGGTGTGCCACTGGTTGAGGAGTAACGGTATTCAGGCCCACTGGCTTAATGGTGACTACACCAGAGATTTAACTGTGGGCAAAATTGATATAGATGTTAAGCACAGAACCTGGGCTGATCGACCACTACAAAATGATATGTACTGGGGTTTAGCTACACAGTCATTTAATAACCAAAAAAACGCTATAAAAATCTTTTGTGCAGTGAGAACTATTGCACCTAAAGAAACGTACAGTTTTAACACTGTTGAGATGGCTGGCTGGATGCTCCCTACAGATTTTACTGCCGATATGCCCATCATTAAAGTGGGGGAACAAACCCCAGGCAAAATAGCTGCCACGTATGATATGTACGCTGTGTATTTGGCTGAGATGCGTTCACCACAGAGCCTGATTACATACCTGGAGGCACAGCCATGCTAGAAAAACATTTGTTAGCCAATATCATTGAGGTAGCCCAAATGGCTGGCTGGCTGGCATTTCATCCTGTTGAGGCACAAGTGCGGCCAGGTGTATGGGCGACTAACCAGCAGGGTAATCGTGGTTTTCCAGATTTAGTGTTATCTCATCCTGAGCGCCATGAAACCCTATTTATCGAATGTAAAAGCGAGACAGGCCAGCTTAGTATGTATCAGGTGGCATGGCGTAACAGTCTTAAAAACAGTGGGTGTGAATGGTGGCTGATTAAACCTCACGATTTCACTGATTTGGTGACAAGGCTCACCCATCCGATAAACAAAAGTATGGCATTTATAGATGAGCTACTGGGAGGCAAACCAAAATGAAAAAAGACATTTTAGAGGCCACAGAAAAAGTGCGTGCAGCAGTGATGGATTTAGATGATGCAGTCGATCATTTAGATGGTTTGGTGGAGCGTTCCCATGAGCGTGATCTCTGGCGTGAGTGTGCGGAAAAACTTTATGATGAGCTGAGAGTCAGGGGAGTTTCTGAGAGCGTTAGTAGGGATGGTAAAGACTGCATGGCCATATTTGAGGATTTATGGAATGAGTATTGTAGTTAGCCATTTAACATAATTTGATATAAAACCGATTACAGCAGGCCGTTACATGAGAGGCTCATAGACCCACCCAGATGCATAGGGCTAGGGATGACACACGGCAACGTGGGTAGATGCTCATGTGATGTGAGTAAGCAGCGTTTCCAAACGGCACAAATGGTAAATGGTTCTCCACCTATTCAAGACAGGCTGACCAGTGCATAGAGGCACGAATAGTGGGGGCACATACCACAAACCCATCACATGACAAATGAGGACAACTGCAGCGGCGCATTTCCGCTGTAGGCGTCAGCGCCCTTGACCTTGACCTATGCCCTATGCTCTAGACCTATGGATGACAGAAACACAAAAGCATTCAAGAACGCCAGAGCAGACCTACTAAGAGATGCACCCATGTGCCACTGGTGTGGCCTCAAACCTGCATCAGAGGCAGATCACCTAGTACCAGTCATGCATGGCGGAACACACTTAGATGGTCTAGTACCATCCTGCAAACCTTGTAACAGCAGGCGTGGAGCACAAGAAATCAACCGACAAACCACACAGCGAATAACAGCAAGAAATCACGCAATAGGAGCAGTGCTTTTGGATTCACAAAACCAAACGCC